GGGCCCACACGCACAGCACTACTTAGACAAGCTAGGTGCTGATCAAAACTACGTTGCTCCCGAGCAAGTTAAAGAAAGCCTGCTAGTTGGCACTACAGACTGGTTTACGGCAATATCTAATAAAATTGGCCTATAACAGCCCGTTTTTTATTCTTTGGCTAAATAATATTACAATGGACTACAGAGGGTGGTCCGACATATCGAGGAGAAAATATTATGTCAGCAACAACAAGAGTAAATGGCGATGGCTTTTTCGCTACAGGCGCACTAGTTAGCGTTTATCAACAAAAAGCAATCGTAATCACAGTTAAAGGTGCTGCTAACGCAGTTGACCTACAGTCTTTAGACGACGACGTGGATGAGCTAGTTAGCTTAGTAGTTAAAGAAGTTCAGCCATTAATGTATTACACAGTATCTGATGCTTCAGGCGTTATCTATGCAATTATCGACGGCCACGCTGTTGACGCAGCCGTTCTACAAGATCGCGTTCGTAACGTAGTAGCTGGTAAGTTAGGAACTGCATCTGTATCAACAGTTGCAATCGGAACAACTTTCACAGTAGCCTAATTTCCAAGGGATGGGAAGACTAAGCACCCTTCGGGGTGCTTTTTTACGGCTGTGATAAATACTTCTAGTATAATCATATACTTAATAGGCACTTAGGCATTCAATCATACACTAGGCACATGGCTCGGAGCGAGCACTTGACTTATCACATTGGAGAGCCCTAAATGGCCACGAAAGAAGCGCAATCACAGTTAGCTATGTTACCAGAGCGTGTAGGCATAGTAGAAACTAGAGTAGAACATCTTAACGAAAAAGTTGACGATATCAAAGTTGATATCAAAGACATGCATGATTGTTTAGACAACACTCGCGACACTGTGTTGGCACAGTTAGATAAAATGACAGACGAGTATCGCACTAATGCTGCAAGCTATTATGAACACGCCAATAAATTAAATGAGCAACAAAGTGCTCAACATAACGAACTAGCCGGCAAGATTGGCGAGCTAGAAAAAGTCAAAAACAAATACACAACGTATGCTATGGTTGGCCTAGCATTTGCTGCGGGCACTGGCTGGTTAAACTCAGTGCATCTTCCACAGATACTCAAGTTCCTAGGATTATAATTAAATCAGCTCTAGTTTAACTAGGGCTTTTTTTGTGGCTGTTAAATACATGCCATGGATTATAGATTACACACCCTAGTTGACATTACCAATACCGGACGGTTTCGTAATGAGCCCGGATACGAAAAAGAAAAGTTTCAAGAGCAAAACTTCAATACAATCTTACAGACTATTGGAATGCGATCCAATGTGAACTTTAGAAAGAAACCAGAAGTTGCACACCGCAATACACAAGAGCTAGGCTTTTCATTTAACGAAACAATGCTGGTGTGGACATTTGATTGGTCAACTGATGCTAGCGATATCTGGCTCGAAGAAGACGATCAGCTAGCATTGTTGCGCAAGGACTTTGAGTATGTTCCGTTTATTACAAACTTAGACGAAGCACTGACGGTTAGCCACGCAGCTTTCAAAACTCAAGGCAAGGACTGTAATATTGTATTCGAATTACGCGAATAAATACTAACATGCGCCTACAAGAATTAGCACAAGTTGCACCATATCATGATACCCTTAACCCATCATTGTGGGACAACGGGCAACTGATCACCGAAGTCCGCTACAAACTACTAATGATAGCTCGTCACTTTGCTAACTTTCTTAAGGTGAGCAAACTAAACTTAAAAGACATTACCATTAGCGGTAGTAATGCAGGCTACGGATACAGCGAGTTTAGTGACATCGACTTGCACTTAGTTGTAGAAGGTGCAGCTGATCAAGCTGAGTTGTTTACTGCTAAAAAGAATCAGTATAACTTTACATACGATCTTAAAATTGCTGGAATCCCAGTAGAGTTGTATGTGCAAGACGCTGCCCAGACGCACCACAGTGCTGGTATCTATTCATTACTTAATGATCAATGGTTAAGTAAACCCAAACACAATGCTCCTGTAGTTAGCGAGCGTGAAGTTAGAAGCAAGGCCCGCAGTTATGCAGGGCAGATTAATCAAGCTCTACGAAGTAACAATCTAGCTAAATGCGAAGAAACAATGGAACATATCTATCGACTACGCAAAGCAGGACTAGAAGCTAGTGGAGAATTCAGCGTAGAAAACCTAGCATTCAAGCTGCTAAGAGATCGTGGACAGATTAACAAATTGCGTAAATATATAGACAAATTACAAAGTGCTGAATTAAGCCTAGAGGATCAATATGAAGGTTAGAGATATCGTGCGTGAAGACGCTAAAATTACTAAGAGTGACGGCAGCGGCGTAGAAATCACAGCAGACGATGGTGTAAAAACTACACTGCCTGCAGACAAAGCAGCAGCACTAATGCCCGATCCTGAAAAGCCAGGCGAGTATGATTTAAACCCACAAGCAGTTGCATCATCATCGGGCGCACAACCCACAGGCCCAGCAGTAGGTGCTAACGTAGAAATTAAAACAGCTGAAGCAGTATCGGATGACTTGTCAACTATGCCAACTGCTGATTATGTTAAAGGCATTTATGCAGCCGCTGCTGAAAACGGTATGGATGCACCAGAAGCAGAAGCTGTTAAAAAGCAAATGGTCCTAGCACCTAACGGTGAAGTTGACATTATGGCAACTATGCAAAAGGCTGCACAGGTATTTCAGAGCCCGGAATTTAAACAGATGCTTGCCGACCTCGATGCATTAGTTAAGAAAGCAGAAGCACAGCAGTCTGCAAACCCAGAGCTAGCACGTATTCAAGAGTTATCAGGAGTGAGTCCACGTCCTGTTAGCCCTCAATCTCCAGAAAGTGCAAGTGCCCCATCTAAAGGCCCAGCAAGTATTTCTCAAGCACCGGATGGCACTTATACAGTAACTTATAATCGGCCTCCACTTGCTGCCTCGGGAACACCGGCAGAAAACGACATCCCTGCACCGCAAACCGGCATTAAAGATCTTGCAACTGCTCAACGTATATTAGCCAGTATACAGCGAGACGATGATGTTGCCTATTCACTTTCTTCATCTATCCAAGTGCATGATACTCCGACACAAGAAGATACAACTGCGTTCGGTGTAACACAACACGACAACGGTGATACAAGCTATAACCAGGGTCCGTTGAGTATGCGACAGAACAAAGACGGTTCTTCAGACATGACTGCAACCCTTGGCGATACCACTGCTAGAATGCAACAGAACCCGATTGGAGTTAAAACCCTAACTGCTCAAGGCGTCAACGCTGATGCTATTAGTAGTGTCGATGCAAGTGCAAGTCGTAAGGGTGTTGATCCAACTAAGTTTGCTCAATTTAAAAAACAAGCAGGTGTTTCTGAATCAGCTGAACTTACAGCCATGTTAAAGATCGCAGGCCTAAGATGAAAATAAGCGAACTGCTCGCGGGCTTTGAACACAGTCCTAAAAACGAAGCTGTCTACAATATGTTAGATGGCTTTGAAGTATGGATTACAAACGAAGAAAAAGAACTGTTATCAAAGCTCAAAGAACCTGTTAAAATTAGCAACCTAAGCGAGCACGATCAGTTCAGAGTGCAGGCCATGATACGCAAGAGTTTGATAACTAAGATAGGACACAATGATCCTAGTGTAGTTGCAAATGAAAAAAACATATAAACCTAAAAAGAAACAACCCTTGGCTAAAGCTAAGGTAAAAGAGTTAGTCGACTCGTTTGGCACAACTCTTGATAAGAATCTGCCCATTACAATGTTAAAGGGCGGTGCAATAGGTTATAAAACTTTTATCATCAAGCAAACTACCGTAGGTCGATGGGCAGTTTACAACATGAATAATCTGCGTGATTCCGTAGGTGAATACAATTTAAAAACTTGTGCGCTTATGGCGGCAAAATCGTATAACGCTACTCAAATAGCCAAGTTCTTTGAAATTAAGGATCTTGATACGCATTACCAGGCCAGCTTCATGGAGCACCAAGTTTACCAGAAGAACATCAAAACCGCTAAAGAGTTTGATAGATATATAATACTATTAAATAAATTAGAAGAAAGTGTTATTAAAACAGAGCAGTATAAGAAGAAAATCACAGCTATGTTTCACAACGCATTCGCATAAATATATTCATATCCTAGGAATTCATCATGCAGATCAGAGAATTATCAAAGCCAGTTACTAGTAAGCAACTAAACGAAAATGCAGCCGCAAAGTTTGGTTACAAACTACAACTAGAGAACTTTAGTGACGTGCAATTAGAAGACGCACGTAACAAACTACGCACAAAGATCAGTCAATTTGAACTATCTGAGAGTTTTGATTCTGTCCATGAAAGTCACGATTACCAAAAAACTCGCATGTTCCTAGATGTGATTAACCAAGAGATCATGGAACGTGAAGAGGGTAAATGCAGTGACTGCCATTGTGACCCTTGCAAATGTGATGACCACGAAGAACAGGATAAAAAGAAAATGAAAAAGAAAACCCCAGAAAGCCTAACACGCTATGCAGGCATGATCGGTCGTGCTAAAGAGATGTCAGTTCCTAACAGCTGGATTGAAAGCGCAATCAAAAGAATGCACCTAGGTGAATCAGACAAAGAAGAACTAGGCAATGAATTAACTATTCGTTACGAACTAACAGAATCACAAGTGTATCATATTCTACACGAAGGCGAAGAAGACAAAGCAGCTATTATCATGGCAACTAAGGACATGGTAGATCGTATTACTGGATGGCTAGAAGACGTAGCTACCATGAAAGCAGAATCCTTACTAGAACTATTAGACTCTATAAGAGAAACTTCAGGAAGTGATGTGTCGCAACAATATAGCGATGCTGTCAAACCAGCATTAGAAGCAATTTACACAGCACTAGAAACAAGCCGTCAAGGACTATCAGGCGCATTGGCAATTGTATCAGGCGGTGAAGCTCCAACAATGGGTGCAGCCCCTGGCGATGTAGCAGCAGCAGGTGGAGCAGAAGGCGAAATGGCAGACATGGGTAGCGACATGAGTGCTGACTTAGGCATCGAAGAGCCAGCAGCCGGCGGCGCAGCTGGGCGTGAAAAGCGTGAAAGCGTTGACTATAGCCGCAAGCTAGGTATCATGCTTGCCGGATCAAAAAAAAAGTAATTGAAGGCATTGACCCGTTGGTCAGTGCTCTTCAAAGTATTCAATCAAACTCAAATTTTAAAGATGAAACCAATGCCCTTACATACAGGGCATTGAATAGTCTTACTCGTGACAACGGATCTCCAGCAATCGACTATGATCGATTTGCAGCACTATGGGATGCGGAAGAAGGCAAGTCACCGGACCAACAAATTCTTAGAAATCTAGTAAAGAGCTTTGACGGTAATGGTGTTGTTATTAAGACCCACGAAAAAGAAAACGAGCAGCCAAAAGGCGAACCTAAAACAAGTCGTATACAGGCAATGGCAAAACGAGCAGCCAGCAAAGAATTAGGTTGACATGTTAGTAGAGTTGTTGTATAATACATGCTATGACTCTATTAATCGAAAAGTTCCAATATTCCAAATTAACCCGTGACGAGTCTTCAGGTAAGCGTTTATACGCAACACCTGAAGGTCACAAAGTTCCAAGTGTTACAACCATTTTGGACAAGACTAAGCCTGCTGAATCACGTATTGCGTTAGCCAACTGGAGAAAAGCAGTGGGCGAAAAGAAGGCCACAGAGATTACTACAGAAGCCGCCAATCGCGGAACACGTATGCACAAGTATCTCGAAGACTATGTCAAGGGTGAAACACTAAAAGAAACAGTTACTAACCCGTATGCTAATCAAAGCCTTGTTATGGCTAAGAAAGTAATACAAGAAGGGTTTGGTAAAATTACAGAAGTGTGGGGCAGTGAAGTTCCCCTTTACTTTCCAGAGCTATATGCTGGAACTACTGACTGTGTAGGTGTGCATGACGGTGACGAAAGCATACTAGATTATAAACAAACAAATAAGCCTAAAAAGTTAGAATATATTGACGACTACTTCATTCAGCTTACTGCATACGCAATGGCACATAATGAAGTTCACGGCACTAACATACGCAAAGGTGTTATTCTAATGTGCGTTAAACCCCCGGAAATTAGCCCAGGAGTCTGGGGAGATCCGCAGTATCAAGAGTTTATTCTTAAACCAGAAGACTTTGACTACTGGACAGAACGCTGGTGCAAGCGAGTGGAAGAATACTACCGAATGAACTGATAAATATCACATAAGAGGATATTTACATGGCTGTCGTTCAAATTTCGAGAATTCAAGTCCGTAGAGGCAAGAAAAATGCTGGAACAGGGCTTCCACAACTAGCATCGGGTGAAATTGCATGGGCAATAGATACCCAGGAACTTTATATTGGTAACGGGTCTGTTAGCGAAGGCGCACCCGAAGTTAACAATACAAAGATTCTAACTGAGCACGACAGCTTACTAGACCTTGCAGGTCAGTATCAATATCGTAGACAAGACGAGCATATTCAAACAGGTGTAGATGCAACGCACCCTGTAGTTCGTTCTTTGCAAGAGCGACTTGATGAGCGTCTAAGTATTCTTAGCTTCGGTTTAGATAATACTGGTGTAGATGATGTAACAGTAATTCTTCAACAGGCAATTGATCAGATCTTCAACAACCCTGCAACAATTACCAGCACAGCTAGCCGCATTGTTTTAGAAATTCCAGCAGGCACCTATAAGATTTCAGATACTATCTATGTGCCTAGCAACGTTACTCTAATCGGCCACGGCAAGAACAAAACATTTATTGAATACATTGGTGCAGAAACTGCATTTGTATTCATTAATGATAGCGCAACAGCTATTAATAATTCTGAATACCTAACACAGCCACGTAACATCACAATCAAAGGAATGACTATTCATTCTGCAACTTCAAACAAGAGTGTGTTTAAGTTAGATGCTGTCCGTGACAGTGTATTTGAAGACTTGGACATCACTGGCGACATGTATGCAGTTGGAAACTCAACTCCGATCGACATTAGCACAAGTGCCCAAGGCGGTCTGCAATTTAATGCAAAGAGTGCATTAGTTACTTGTCAGCGTAACTTGTTTAGAAATGTAACAGTTAGTGGATTTACTTTCTGTGTATACTCTAAGCAAGACATTCTACTCAACACATTTGAAACTTGTATATTCAGCACAGCCTACATTGGTGCAGCATTTGGTAAGAACGCTATTAACGTAACTGGTGAAATATACGGACCACGCAATAACACATTCACTAACTGTATCTTCACTGAAATCAAACGACAGGCAGCATTTATTTACAAGGGTTACGGCAACATCTTCAGCAAGACTCGTTTTATTGGAGTGGGCAATGACGGTGGCAGTAATGAATTAGCCAAGTATAGTCAAATCAAATTTGACGTTCCTGGCAACATGATTGATAACTTAATATCTGATCGTGCAATTGATATGGCCGACCCGGAGCAGTTCCCAGATACTGCATACATCGGCGAAGTAAGTGGAGTGGCCGCTTATCAATCAAATGGTGCTCAAATAGCATACTTAGATGAAGTATCAGCAACGGTAGTAACTGGATCAATTACATCAACTTCTGCATCAACTGATAGATTAACAGTGGCATCGACTACAGGATTAGCGGACGAACAGTCAATTGTGTTTAGCTTTTCGTTTGGCAACATCGAAGGCGGTAAAACTTACTACATTAAGAATGTTATTGACGGACAACTGTTTACTATTACAGACAAACCTGCAGGCACTATATTGCAACTTACTGATGCATCGCCCAACATTCCTTTCACAGCTTTCAATCCAGGTGCACCTGCATTCAGGTTACCAATTGACACAGATGCAGCCGGATATGTAATCAACTATGTGTATCGTAGCACTTCCGGAACTCACAAACGTAGAGGAACACTAACTATCATTGTTGATACTACAAATAGAACTAGTCAATTAACTGACGAGTATGATTTTGTAGGAGAAGAAAGCTCAGACGATTCACTAACCTTCTCCGCTAGACTGTCAGCACTGAACGGCGCGGCTCGCGACACCCTAGTAGTTTGGTATAGCAATACCACAGCCGGCGATAGCAATGCCGAATTCACTTACTCATATTCCGCTATCTACTAACCAATAGAGTAGACTTTTTTATTAAATGCGTGTATTATTATCATTGTAGAGATGATAATAATCTCGTCAAGTTAATATCAGGGTAAAATCAAGCGTAGTTGCTGTAAATCCATGTCTTTGAATAACTTTTTCGGGCCGACTATGACCCACTAAATACTTCCTAAGAAGATTGTTCGAGCATAATTATATAACAACCACCGTAGAGAAAAATGAATAAAATTACAGTAATTAAAAGAAGCGGAAGAAAAGAGTCACTCACTATTGAAAAGTGGCAAGCTCAGATTGCAAAAATCTGTAGCGGCATAGCAGACGTAAGCCAGTCAATGATTGAAATTAAAGCTCAGCTTCATTTTTACGACGGCATTACAACAAAAGAAATCGACGGCATTACTCTACGAGCTATTGTTGATTTAATTGATGTAGAACAAAACCCAGATGTTGGACACACTAACTATCAATACGTAGCAGGCAAACAACGTTTGTCAATGTTACGTAAGGATGTATATGGTTCATATGAAGTGCCTAGTCTTTATGAAATTGTTAAAAAGAATGTAGCAACGGGTCTTTATACAGCTGAACTATTAAATTGGTATAGTGAAGATGACTGGAATAAGATGAATGAATTCATCGACCACGAAAAAGACGAGCAGTATTCTTACGCAGCCATTGAACAGTTAATTGAAAAGTATCTTGTTCGTAATCGTGCCACTAAGGAAATTTATGAAACTCCACAAGTTAGATACATGGTTGCAGCCGCTACAGTTTTTCATAAAGAAGAACCTAATTCGGCTAGAATGCGTTACATCAAAGAATATTACAACGCGGCAGGCGATGGCTTGTTTACTCTTGCTACACCTGTGCTGGCTGGGCTTGGCACTCCTACTAAACAGTTTTCTAGTTGTGTGCTTATCCGCAGTGACGACGATCTGGATAGCATATTTGCTTCTGGGGAAATGATGGCCAAGTATGCTAGCAAACGTGCTGGCATTGGATTAGAAATTGGACGCTTACGTCCATTAGGTGCTCCCATCCGTGGTGGTGAGATTATGCACACTGGTATGATTCCGTTCTTAAAAATGGTTTGGTGATTTACGTTCATGTTCACAAGGTGGTATCCGTAATGCAAGTGCTACAGTCTTTTATCCAATTTGGCATCACCAGTTTGATGACCTTATTGTGCTTAAGAACAATCAAGGTACAGAAGAAACTCGTGTCCGACACATGGACTACGGTGTGGTCTTATCCGCCTTCTTCTGGAGACGATTTAAAAACAAAGAAGATATAACATTCTTTGATCCTAACGAAGTACCAGATTTGTACGAAGCGTTTTATCAAAATACAGAACGCTTTGAGCAACTGTACGTGAAATACGAAAAGCAAGCAGGTTTACGTAAGAAAACAATGAGTGCTGAAGAAGTATTCAAGTCGGGCATACTGAAAGAGCGCACTGATACAGGACGCATCTATCTAGTGTTCATTGACAACGTTATGAAACAAGGACCATTTGATCCTGAGTATCATACCATTTACCAGAGTAACCTTTGCTGTGAAATTCTCCTTCCTACAAAATCTTTTAAGCGTCTTGATGATGCTGACGGTCGCATTGCTCTTTGCACTCTCGGCTCGATCAACTGGGGCGCATTCCGCAACCCTGAAGACATGCGCCGTGCTTGCCGTATCCTTCACCGTAGTCTTAACAACATTTTGGATTATCAAGACTTTTTAAGTATCCAAAGTAAACTGAGCAACGATGAGATTCGTCCACTAGGCATTGGTATCACTAACTTAGCATACTGGCACGCCAAGCGTAGTTTGAAGTATGGGGAGAAAGACGCACTTGCTGAAGTTAAGACTTGGCAAGAACATCAAAGCTTCTACTTGACAGAGATGAGTGTTGAGCTAGCCAAAGAACGTGGCAAGTGTCTAGGTTCAGACCAAACACGCTACGGGCAAGGTACATTCCCGTGGGAACACCGTGCTAAAGGTGTAAACGATCTAACCAGCTTTGCTCCTGAACTAGACTGGGAAGCATTGCGCGAACAAATGAAACAGTATGGAGTAAGAAATGCCACTAATGGAGCTGTTGCACCTGTTGAAAGTTCCAGTGTTGTTATTAACAGCACTAATGGCATTGAAATGCCTATGTCGCTTATTTCAGTTAAGGAAAGCAAAGCAGGTTCCTTTGTACAAGTTGTTCCAGAGTACCATAAGTTAAAGAACAAGTATCAGTTAATGTGGGAGCAGAAAGACTGCGAAGGCTATATTAAAACAGCCGCGGTTATTGCGGCTTATACTGATCAAAGTATTAGCACTAACACATTCTACAATCCAGCACACTTTGCAGATCGTAAAGTACCAACTACATTAATTGCTAAGAACTTGATGCAAGCTCACTATTGGGGTATTAAGACGTTCTACTACAGTTTGATTAATAAGCAAGGCAGTAAGATGAAAGCTGAAGATGCTCCAGCAATGGGGTTGGCACCAATTAACTTTGATGAAGAAGAAGATTGTGAAAGTTGTAAGTTATAATGTCAAGTGCCAATTCGCCGTTAAGCTACATTAGCTGTGCTATAAGAAGAAATAGGGAAAATTCTCAGCTTGCGGATCCTTGGATGCCCTATTGACCACTTGACTGAATATTTATAAGAAAAATATGTATAACTTTATTAAGTATGTTACTTTATTAACGGAAGCTAAAGAGACTAAATCTATTAAGCAGACTACGTTACCATATGCTCGTAATGCTTTGGGTAAAAGCCTGAGCAAGTCTTCAATTGATTATCACTATGGGCAATTATATAGGTCCTATGTTGACCGTTACAATAACGGTGAGGGAGATATTGATTTTAATGAAGCAGGTGCTTTCTTACACGATATCTATTTTACACAGTTCCAAGCACCTAAAGGTAGTAATCAACCTACAGGTAAAATAAAAGAATTTATAGAAAAACATTTTAAAACCTTTGAAAATTTTAAAGAAACTTTTACTAAGATAGCAATGTCAATTCAAGGTAGTGGGTGGGCTTATCTTTCAAAAGATGGCACGATCAAAACTATCAAGAACCACGAGATTAAGAAAGATATTATAATATTAATAGACTGGTGGGAACATGCTTGGGCGTTAGACTATCAGGCAGACAAAAAGAAGTATCTAGAAAATCAATGGAAGATCATGAACTGGGAGCATATAAATGTTAGAAACGATTTGTGATATTATGGTAGACGCTTACAAGCGTAATTGGATTACTAGCCGTGATGGCAACGTAAGTATTCGTCACCACGACCGTGACCATTTTTATATTACACCAAGTGGTGTACGCAAGCAAACACTACAGCCGGATCAGTTTAAAAAGATTGGCATTGAGAAGGGATATTACGATCAACCTCCTAGATTGTTTCATGCAAGCAAAGAATTGCCTTACACTGACATCAGTAAGAATCTAACACCCAGTGGAGAACTGCCGTTACATTTTGGCTTACAACGAGAAATGGGGCAACATAGCGGTGAAGTGCGAGTAGTTGTACACGTTCATCCTACTTACTGTATTGCAGCCATGCATGCCGGTATTGATCTTAGCACTATCAGCGATGCGTTTCCGGAACTCAATCGATATACTAAAGTTGCACCTAACGTAGGTGATGTTGCTCCTATTAGTCAAGAGCTTGCAGACCAGTGCCATGAGATGTTACAATTAGATAGTAAAGGTAATATTGCTTATGACATTGTGGGCATCAAAGGACACGGAGTCGTTGCCATAGATACAACACCATGGCGAGCATACGAACACATAGAAAGATTAGAACACATTTGCAAGATTGTACTTGCAAGTGGAAAATATTAAACTTCTAAGAGATGGAAATTAAAAGATTTGCATGGTGGCCAACTACTATGACTAGTGGTAGAAAAGTTTGGTTAAACAACTTTTACGAACACAAAAATCTTTATGATATGAGTACTGGTAGACCACCATTAAGCGGATTATACTTTATATGGACTGAAACTGCTAGTGAAAAAACTTGGCGCTTGTTAAAAGAGTCAGTAGTATATAATAGAAATATTTGGAATGATCCAGCATTAACAAAACAGGATAAACAATGAGCAAACAACAATATAACCTAACAACTAAAACTGATTATCTTAATCGTAAGATGTTTCTAGACCCAGCCGGTCCAGTTACTATTCAACGTTTTGAAGAAGTAAAATATAAAAAGATTGCAGACTTTGAAGCTACTGCACGTGGTTTCTTTTGGCAACCTGAAGAAGTAAGTTTGACCAAAGACAGCAATGATTTTAAAGAAGCTAGTGATGCAGTTAAACACATCTTTACCAGTAACCTATTACGTCAAACTGCATTAGACAGTTTGCAAGGGCGTGGTCCAACACAAGTGTTCACGCCTGTATGCTCACTGCCTGAAGTTGAAGCACTAATGTACAACTGGGGTTTCTTTGAAACAAACATTCACAGTAAGAGCTACAGTCACATCATTCGCAACATCTACAACGTGCCAAAAGATGTGTTTAACACTATTCATGACACTACTGAAATTGTAGGCATGGCATCTAGTGTAGGACGTTATTATGATGCACTACACGTTATCAACTGCCGTAAAGAATTAGGTGAAGCAGTAATTGAATATGATCATATCAAAGCAATTTGGATGGCATTACATGCTAGCTATGCTTTGGAAGCGTTCCGTTTCATGGTATCGTTTGCTACTTCATTAGCAATGGTAGAGAACAAAATCTTTATTGGCAATGGCAACATCATCAGCTTGATCCTACAAGACGAGTTACTACACAAAGGTTGGACAGCTTACTTGATTAATCAAGTAGTCAAAGAAGACCCACGCTTTGCTCAAGCTAAGATTGATTGCGAAGCAGAAGTGTATTCGTTGTACATGGATGTTATTCGTGAAGAAAAAGATTGGGCCACTTACTTGTTTAAGTTGGGCCCAGTTATTGGATTGAACGCAAACATTCTAAAAGACTTTGTAGATTATACAGCAGTAGACGCATTGAAGCAGATTGGCATTAAGTATAACAACCCTGCTCCAAAGTCAACTCCAATCCCATGGTTCAACAAACATGTGGATACTAGCAAGAAACAAACCGCGTTACAAGAAAACGAAAGCACTAACTATGTTATCGGTGTAATGGGCGAAGGTATTGACTACGACGCATTACCTGCGTTGTAAAAGGATATAATATGGTCAAGGCAACAGACATCATTAAAACATTTGAAGGCATTGTACGTGTGGCGCAATCTAACGGCAGCATGTTACAAATTAAAACTACAGTACAAGCTAGTTCATCTGCCATGGCTAAGAAATTGTTACAAGCCCAATACGGCAAAGGCGCTGTAATGGGCACACCGAGAGAAATAAAGGCATAAAATGAAAGCAACAGTATGGAGTAAGAACAACTGCCCTTATTGCGACCAAGCAAAGGCATTGTTGAAAATGAAAGGCATTGAGTTTGAAGAGAAGAAAATTGGTGAAGGATATTCTAAAGAAGATTTATTAGAAGCAGTGCCCACAGCACGTACAGTGCCACAAATTTTCTTAGGCGAAGAACTTGTTGGCGGATTTACAGAACTAAAACAAAAATTACAAGGATGAGTATGTTAATTGATAAAGGCGTAACAGCGGGCGAAGTAGTAACTTTTAAACTAACCAGTGGTGAAGAAATCGTTGCTAAGTTAGTGGAAGAAACTCCAACATACTACAAGTTAGGTAGACCAATGGTATTAGGACAAGGTCCACAAGGTCCAGGGCTAATGCCTTACTTGTTTACTGTACATCCAGACAAAGATGTTAAACTATTAAAGAATGCGATCACTGTAGTTGAAGCAACTGACAAAACATTTGCGGACCAGTTTTTACAATCAACTAGTGGTATCAAATTAGTGTAAGGGACTAATATGAATGACGACGATTTTAAAATTGATGATCTAACAATTGATTTAGGTGACATACATATCGCCGGCGGCAGTGGGGTTGACTATTTAGATATGTCAAGTTACACTTATACAATGCCAAGTACCGTTTCTACAAATTCTACATATACAATAGCAAATGGTACATGGGGGACTGGAGTTAGCACAATAACTTCTAGTCCTTATATTACTACAACAGCAAACCCTGGCATAAGTGTGCAAGGTGATGCAGAGTTCAGTGGCAACATCAAAGTCAAAGGCAAAGATCTGTCCGAGTGGATGGATGCTATTGAACGTAGACTATCAATACTTGTTCCAAATCCTAAAAAGCTAGAACATTACGAAGCACTAAAAAAGGCATATAATCATTATAAAATGCTTGAAGCATTGTGCGAGGAACCAGATGACAAAGCCGAGTAAAGAAGTTAGAGAGTTTATAAACAGACATTCTGTTCGTGTAATCGACGACAACAAACGAGCACACAGACATACACTGGTAAACACACGTCTATTTCAGTATGCAGATGATTATAATAAGTTTTTACAAGATCGTATGACATTTGAAACTGAAACGTTGTATACTTTGGAAATTGCTGAAAGTGAATTAAATCGTATTGCTGAGTTTGAAGAAGAAGTTTTTAACAACATGTCACAAAGAGGACATTACAATATGTTTGAAACTCTGATGGGACAAAAAGAAGCCGAGCGTAGACTACGAGACAAGTACCCAGCAGTAAAAAAAGCATATGAGCACTATAGCTTAATGCTTAAATTGGGTGAATCAGGTGAATTTAATAGTTGACATTGTGTAGAAATACTGTTATTATGTAATTAACAAGTCTAGGATACTCTGTGGAAATTACATTAATATTGTTTACTCTCTTAATCGTCAAACATTTTTTGGCTGATTTTGTCTTCCAAACACACACAATGGTTATGGAAAAAGGCACATATGGTGCCAAAGGTGGAATACACCATTCGCTAGTGCATGGTGCATTCACAGCGTTTTTACTATTACCGTTTTTATCCAGTTTAATGTTTGTACTGGTAATAGCATTTATTGATTTTGTTGTTCATTACCATATTGATTGGGCAAAAATGAATATCAACAAACACTACGGATATACTCCGGCAAATAACGAATTTTGGTTCTGGTTAGGAATTGATCAGTTATTGCACTACTTAACTTATATAGGATTGATAGCTTTGATAATTTAATCAAAGTGAGAAGATATGAAAATTAAAAAACAATATGAAATGAAAGATGAAGCATGGATTCATCTTGGAGACGGTAAGCTACACAAAGGTAATGTAATTGATTTCTTTGATTTGGAACATGCAGGATATCCAAAAGAAAGAGAATTTTATCTAATAGAAATTCCAACAGAGATTGATCCACTTTTAGAAGTGCGTACATGGGAACAGATTAGTCAAGATGCCAAAGGTCCAATTGGTGCTTATAGAGACATGAAACAACATACCCCAACCAAAAAACACTTGGGTAAGGTAGGAATTGTAGTACCACCAGAAGTAAAGCACGTTGCTACAACTACTGATATCCAAAGTACAGATACACTCGATGTATACGATCCAACTCCAGACGAGATTAATGCTGCCGTTGAAAGAGCAGAGCGTCAGAAGAAAGATATGTATACAATAGGTGCAATGCCAGAGAAACCTAAACGATTTTATAAGAGAAAAAATGAAAAAGGAACTAGACGACCAACTCTGTAAAGAGTTTCCAAAACTATTTGGAGAACGTGATCTGCCAATGAACGAAACTGCCATGTGTTGGGGGTTTAGTCATGGCGATGGATGGTACAATGTTATACACGCACTCTGTTCAAATATTCAACGTCATATTGATTGGAAGAATAGAGAAAGTGAAGTAGTAAAACAAGTAGTAGTCAAGCAAGTCAAAGAGAAGTTTGGTACATTACGTTTCTATTATGAAGGTGGCGACGAGTATATTTCTGGTCTAGTTTCAATGGCAGAGACAATGAGTGCTCATACTTGTGAACAATGTGGTTCACCAGGGAAACGTATAGGCGGTGGTTGGGTTCGAACACTGTGCGCAAAGCATACTGAAGAGGCCGAAGAAGAACGTGCCAAATATATGAAAGCTGACGGATTAGAAGAATAACAATCCGCTCGTTCTGAGTTGATTTATCTAGGGGCACATGTTATAATAAAAACATGAAGCCCCTTGTCTATACATTGTCTGAATGGGACGATATACTCTCTAAAATAAAAAGAGATAATCCCCCAAGTGTTTGGATGATTCGTGAAAAGATGAAACGCAAACTTGGGTTTACTACCCGTGAACATTCTGCATGGGATCCGGGCGTGACTAGACAATTTACTACTGTTCATTTGGATTTTTATGACGAACGATACCGATCACTCTTTTTGCTTCGATATGGAAACGATGATGCCAATTCAGAAAGATTTAATATCTAAGTTTGGCGGCTTCAAGCCTGGCGAGTTAACTATTATGACTAGTGGACGCCAGACAGGCAAGTCAATGTACTATCAATATGCACAGCAATGGGACGAACTGTTCAATAAGAAGCCTGCGTTTAATATTGTTGCCAGTTCACTAGTTGATGGCAAAAAATGGCACACTGTTGCAGTTGCTAGTCGAGTTGCCGTTTGGTTACGCACAATGAATAAAAGTCAATGGTACGAACACACTACTCGCGGATCATCATTTCGCACTGTATTTGATATGGATGAGAAGTTATACACAATGTTGGGGATGAAATTTTCGTAATGGAATACTTTTACGGCGGTGGCGGAAACAACAATCCGTCATTCCCTTATGCATTCATTGTTAAATCCATTCCTGATGTAATGTGGGCATGGTGTGAACGTTATCCTTTAACAGGCCCATTTGAACGTTGGCATGTTAGACATTCAACACACACTAATGCTAGTCCTCTTATACAGTTTGAAAGTAAAAAGGCTGCATACCTATTTAGGATTGCATATAGTGAATATATCATAGAGAACAAGAGTATATATGAGCTGGATAACATTTGGTAAAGACCAATACCATTTGCATCAAGAGATGCAGAATTGGTGTAGTTCACGCTTTGGTCCAGGCAACTGGATCAGCGAACGTGTAGTTAAGGATTGGGAAGGCATGCAGGTAAATTGGACCATACACAGTATGTTTGGTAATACTACATTTTCGTTTAAAGATCCAAAACACTTTACCTGGTTTGTATTGAGGTGGGCAAGTGAGCTTTGAACATGATGCTATTGACGAAGCAGTTAAAAGAGCAGCCAAAGAGATGGCTGACGAAATTGACTTCCAAGTACTATTAGGCTTGTATAAGGAAATAGGATGGACTGAGATTGAGTTTAACCCTCATAGAACAACTTTGGAAGTTGCACTAATAAAGGAATGGACCAATGCAAATTGTAAAGGTCATTACATAAGCCGTAGTAATCGTTTCTTATTTGAAGATGAGAAAGATGCTATGTGGTTCTCGATGAGGTGGGTATGACACAATTCGATATATGTCTACATCCTAGAGTTAATGAAATGTTTGATTGGATTGTTGAACGATGTGGACCCAGTGTTGAAGGAAGATGGCGTTTGCACCATCTAAGTTATATTGAATTTGAAGATGAAAAGGATGCGCTCATGTTTGCGCTTAAATGGTTATGAGGCTCAACTGGCAAGCGCATGATACAAAGAAACTTCATTTAGTTGCAACTGCGCCATATGAGTACGATGTTAACGATCCTAACTATGTAATGTTTCTAACTGAAGAAGATATGAAAGAAGTTTGGGAATGGTGCGCCATTAACAACTGTGGCACCCGCACAAGTTTTGATACTTTTAAGTTTAGAACTAAAAAACAAATTACCATGTTTCTATTGAGATGGGCATGAAAATAGTTTGGGGCAGGAGTATAGGATGGAATTTAGATATGATTGGTTACAAAAAGCGTAAAATGGAATACACTATCATTGAGGACGGAGCAGACTGCTACCCGTGGACAGAGACCTTTGTTATTATGCCTAAAAAAACGATAACAGGTAAACGTCTTGCTTGGCAAAAACTATACAAGCGTAAGGTTTGGGTAGTGTGGGGCACTGGCTTTCACATGGAACCTGAAACACAGTATGCAACCTTATTTGAAATATTGGCACATGAAGATTAAAGAGTACATTGTAGACAAGTGGCTCACTTGGCATACAGGTATGGACAAGCAAGAACGGTTATGGGAAAGGTGGAAACAAGAGAATATTGTAGTTCGTGCATCTACAATTGAAAATATGTTTATGCACTTTAAACATGTCATTCCAGTCTCTACTGATATATTCGATCTTGACGAACCTTTTGGATGGACTCCTTGTGAAGATTTTAAACAGTACCTGTACCCTAATAGAGAGTTGGGTGACAATACAGTGTTTTACTTTGCAAGAGGATTTAGAGATCAGTGGGATGGTAGGTTTCATCTCAACGATATGCGATGTGAACAAGATCAAGTATTCGTAGCAACAAACAATGACAGGGACGCATTGATGATTGCGCTAAAGTACAGTTGAAAGAGATTAGATTGGATAACATAGATGTGAACGATACATTAGATATCGTTCGTGAAGTACGAGCACAAGGACAAGTACAGGGAAGCGACTTTGACTTCTCCTACCATCGTGCTACATACGATCCTGTTACTGGGCATGGCCCGATAGACAATAAGCATGCCTTGTTTAAATTTTATGATGACAAGTATGCTACATTATTTGCGTTAAGGTATGCAAGATGATTGCTAACAAAGAATATCACGGTATAGAAATAGAAGGAAATCTAATCCCTCAACATATTGTTGATTGGTTAAATGAACGTGTAGGTGACGGTCATTGGTTCCTTAAGGGTAATTTTGGCGGACAGACCATTTACTTTGATAATGAAAAGAGTCATTTATTATTCTTGATGACTTGGGGGAAATAATGGCAATAACGAAATTACCTGAAAAAGGATTCATAGGTCCAACACCGACTAAAGTGATAAATCAATACATGCTTACAGATAATCGGGTTGACGAAATACACAATGTGACAGTACACACATTCAAAATGGGAGATGTTGAAGATCCTGAATTGTATGCGGCACAACCGCTGTGGGAATGGCAACAAAGTGAAGTAGGTAAGTGGGTAATGGAACATGCAGTTGAAACGCCTTCATGGCATCAACAACATACGCCGTTTGACTATCACTATATGTTCGCAGTAAGAGCAAAACTAAAAGCAAAGGATTATTCCTACTTTTTATTAAAATGGGGTGAAAAGGCACTCAAGCAAAATGACTAGAAGAATTAATGCAATCGTGGCAGTAGATGATCAATGGGGAATAGGTAAGGATGGCACAATGCCATGGCCACATTTAGCAGAAGACCTAAAACGCTTTAAACAGCTCACTGACAGATCGATGATTGTAATGGGAAAGAACACTTGGCTTAGTTTGCCTAAGCGACCTTTACCAAACAGAGACAACATCATTGTGAGTAGAACACTAGATGACGATTTCGCAATCAAAGTGTCAGGTGACCCAAAAGCGATAATTACTAAACTAAAGCAAGCAACTGACGAGGACATTTGGATTATTGGTGGGGCTGAGATTTATAGACAGTTTCTGCCGTTTTGTAATTCAGTGTACATTACACGCATACACGGTGACTACCAATGTGATACTCGTTTTCCAGAAGCAATTTTGGATAGACACTTTGTGATAGATTATATTGAATCTAGCATAGTAGACAACGAAGTAGAAATACATTACGAAATATGGGAAAAAGATGACGTTCTTAATTAAGAAACCAGCCAGAAGTGGCGATATTATTACATTTAAACTAGCTTCTGCTGAAGAAGTTATAGCCAAGCTAGTTGCGGAAACAGACACGCATTACAAACTAGATCGCCCAATGACTTTGAGTTATAGCCCACAAGGCGTAGGTATGACTCCGTGGATTATTACTGCTGAACCAGAAGCAGTATTAGAAATTGAAAAAACTAGAGTTATGTCCACAACCCCTACTATGAAACAAGCCGCTGACCAGTACATACAAGGCACTACCGGAATTAAGCTAGCATAAATACTCTAAAGAGGAGATTTATATGGCAGCATCCGCGACCCCGATAGCAGTTACAGTACCGCCCTTGACTGGTGGTGCAGGATTACTGCCAACTGTGGACTATACAGTAGAACTCACCGCACTAGCGGCTGCGGTTAAAACTATCACAGCACAGATTATTATCATTAATAGAGAAATAGGATTATTATCCACTTCACTTAACTCTATGGGTGCTGATTTAACTATACTTCAAACATATATAACCGCAGTACAAAGCCCAACTGGGGATTTTAGAACACTGAGTCCAGAAGACGTAATTGGTGATGCACTAGTACAGACTGCGCTGGCCAAATCTGGAATCGTAGTAACAGGTGGAGCAACTACATAATGCCAGTTCCATTACCATGCCTAAGTGTTCCAGGACTGCCACCAATTCTTATTGGAGCTGTGCCAGATAACTCAACAGAATTTGGGTTAGTACTAGCAGAAGTAGTTAGTCTTCAATTAGCATTAGCTGACACTGCAATTGGAGTAGGAGCAGCCGCAGCCGTTTCTGTAGCCAATGCTTTAAAGATGAAAGCTATCACAACTAAAATTAGTCTATCTAATAGAGGTGTAGCAGTGGGTGTTAAAAGTGCAACTGCTGGAAATTCAGTTGCAGTTAATCAAGCTGTTATTATAAGACGTAATACTTTATCTGGGCCAACGGATCAATTCCCTGTACCAGTAACCCCTCCAGGAATCTAATATGCCAGATATTGCAAGAGTTGGTGATATCGTTGGAGGAGGTGCTATTATTGACGGAGCACTGACTGTAACTGCTGGCGGGATGCCTGTTGCAACACAAGGGTCAATTGTGGCGCCACACGGGATTGGTCCACATGCGGCACCAGTTCTTATATCTGGATCACTTACTGTACTTGCAATGGGAAGACCGATAGCAAGATTAGGCGACATCGCCAGTTGTGGCGATGCCATTGCAGTTGGATTGCCTACTGTGCAAGTAGGCGCCTAATTACCAAATATCAGCTTTTGCTGGTTTGAAGTCAACCAAAGGCTTAGGCAACATTTGCTTGAAGCCTTTCTTCTTGAGCAATGCAATCATAAACGTTGTACCGTAAGTGTCCTGATGCTTGCCGTTTTTAGTCATATCCAAACGCTTTGGTCGTGTGTCATCATCTCCTGGCGCTGGCACTGCATAAAGTTTATCGTACCAATTGTTGTAGGCAAGATCCAACTTACGCCAAAACTTGTTAAGTCCTTTTTGACCAGTAAACTCGCACTCAAAGGCATTCCAAAAGATTGTGGTCATGTCTTCGATGTACTTGTTATCAACATTAATTTCTTCATCAGCACATGCACGGAAGAAGTTGTTAATCATGATAAGTTCTTTAGACTCTACATGACGATTTTCAAACTTCTTACGTTCAACCCAGTACTTGCAGAATTTATTAACAATCAGTGCATCTTCATCAATGATAGCCGCCACTTGTGTAATAGCACCTGCGGCATCTGTATTTTGATATGCAGTGCTGGTCAAGAACAAATCTGCGGCTTCTAACATTTGTTGTTTGCGCTCTTGCGTAGCCCAGTCCAAATTTGCACTCTTATCCATACGTACACCAAACACTTTTTGGCTGTACAAGTCCAATGGGTCCAAACTTTTCTTACCACCACCGTCAGCTTCGTCAGTGTTCAAGATAATAAAGTTCTCACGAATTGCAGCCTTGTCATTTGACGGAGCAATCACAACGGGCACAACCACATTGCTTGCACTCTCATCATAAATCATACAGTAGATAATGTACAACACAATCGTAGTATGTTGGCCGTCCCAAGCAATCAAACAACCAGGAGCCGCTGGGTCTTCATATACGTTAATTGCCAAAACACGAGTTTCTGCAAAGTCACGGATAATTTTAAGTACGTGTTCCCAATCCAACGGACGATTCATTGTGTCATCAATACGGATGTTAGCCAGCATCGCTTGTGCGGCACGTGCCAACTTAATGTCACTAGCAACCAACTTTGGGTTATTCTCTTTAAACTTGCGAATAGCATGTAGCAGTTCGTCCATAGCACCTGGAACTGCTTTTGAGTATTCATCAATACGTTGTTTGGCGCTGACAAACACAGATGTGTTTGTATTATAACGAGCATTGATAACTTGTGCAGTTGTCAGTTTCAATTTATAAGTTGCGGAAGTTGCTGTCATCTTAGTCTTTCAAAATACGTGCGTTGTCGTTAAATGTTTCGTCATTAGCAAGTGGTTGCAAACGATGGATCAATGCGCCTTCCATTGCGGTCAGCTCAGTTTCCTTGTGCAGGATAATATATTGTACTATCCAATTCTCAGGATTCAAATTGTAAGTAGTGTAATTCTCACGCAACCATTGCCAGCCTTTGGTATCATTTGTACCATGCTTGAGTTCGGCCAATGCCTTTTCCCAATGCTTACTTTGACGTGCGCGGACCCAACCCTTGCCTACATATACTACATTATCACCTTCGGACACAATGTATACTCCGTTATGTTTTGACGGAATGCTCTTGTACATTTTGAACTGTTTAGTGATAATTTCAGCAGTGATGCCAAAATGTGCTAGTTCACTGTTAATTGTTTGCTCGACCATGTTACTACCTTATTTGTTTAACATGTGTATATTATAGCACTGATATTACCTAAAGTCAACCTAAATTTAGCCAAAAAGAAACCGTTGCTTTTACACAACGGTTTTTTATCTTAGTGTTAATTAACTATTCAACACTTTGGCAACACTATTCATAACGCTGGCAATGCGACCAATGTCACGAAGGTTTTCTACAGTATAGCCTTCTGTCTTGAGTGTTTCATAATGCGCCTTAACACAGAAGTGACACTTGCCAACGATGCTAGCTGCCAAACTAAATGCTTCAAAGTTACTCTTTGTAGTGCCGCCATGACTAGCAATAGCATTCATACGCAACTGAGCTGGTAATCCTGTTAGAGCAGGATCGTCTGCCATTTCAACATATGGATACCACACATTGTTGGTCGCCATTATTGATGCCGCTGTCATCGCCGGTTCGGCATACACTGGATTGTCCGCAAGCATAATGCTCAACAACTTACCATTTCCTGTTGCCGCTAATGCCGCTACCGCACAACCCATTGCTACATCAGCATCAAGTGTGCTACGCAATAACACAGCATCAATGTTCAACCGTGTATCTTTGGCATAATCTGGTAATGCCGGTTTAACTACTTCAATAAAACTCATTGTTGTTCTCCTTTATACATTTCCTAATCCTATTCTTGAATAACCCAACTTAGATTTAATCTCTTTACGGTCTCTATTCTTCTCTGGTTTCCACGCTCTTGGATCAACTGTTTCTCCTGTAAGTTCATATCTGAAGTCTGGGTCGTATACCATGCGGCCTGATAATTTCCATATTGGCTCACCGTTATATGGAAAAATACAACCACGACACATGCACCAACTCCAGCCAGTGTCAGTCATTACATTGCCGTTGACTGTGCCTACATACTTGACTACATTGCCTTTGTGCATTTCTCTAACGGCTTCGTGATAGTCGATCATTCTTCAACTCCGAAATGTTTCTTCAACATGTCTTGTACGTCTTGCGACATTGACCAGGTGCTAGTTTGCTTTGTTGCATACTTGTATTGTCGTTCAACCTGGGCACAACATTCAGCCACAATCAACTCGGCGAACTTTTCTAGATTGCCTTCACCGTAACCCAGTCGGTCAATTGTACAACCAGCTTGTTCAGCAAGGCGTTGAATCTGCTCGTTTACTTGAACCTGTTCAGCAAGTTGTTTAATTCGTTCGTTCATTCTTCAACTCCGAAATGTTCTTCAATATATTCTTTGGCCGAATAACACCCATTGGCTTCTTTCATGTGCCCGTGTGATTCATATCCAATAGCCGCAACATCACACATACGCATACATTCCTCAATAATTAACAGGGCAAATTTTTCTGTATCTAAGTGGTTGACTTGATGGTCCCAACATTGTTTCTCAAATTGTTTAATTCGTTCGTCCATCATTCCACTCCAAAATGTTCTAGGATCATAAATCTAATCTTATTGCCATAATCGTTTTCTTCCGAGTATGCTATCTGACCACATTCCCTAACAATCAACTCGGCGAACCTGTTCAACTGTGCTGGCAAAAGTTTATCCGTGTTAGGATTAGTCCAATATTCTTCTGTCCAGATTTTATCTTTGAGATTTTGAATTCGTTCGTTCATCACCATTCTCCTTCTGCACATCGCATTAGATAAGCATACACAGCACTGGGTGCCACACTATAAATCTGTTCCGGTGTATCACCACCAAATGCCTTGTTCGAGCCAGTCCACCACTTGTCAGCCAGGTCTTGACCCACCATTGCCACAACTAATGCTTCACATCTGGCTCTCATTCTTGCAGGGTCTGTTGCAATGCTCTCTATTGATAGACCTCTTTGAGTACTCATCGTTCAGCCCATCCCTGCTCACCACCCTGTTCATCATAAGCACAGGGTCTAAAGAACGGAGTAGATCCCATCATTCTATCAAACTCCAGTCCTGTCAATCTCAGTGAGTCAATAGCACCACGGTGCCGTTCAATCCTCACTGTGCCGTCAATCTCTGTGCCATAGAAAAAGTTGTCTGTGGCACCACCCTCAATCTCTCGGTTTACATCACTGTCCTTCATTCTTCAACTCCGAAATGTTGTTTAATCTGGTTGGATTTAGTTTCCACTGCCACTTGCCAGCCTGTGTCAAAATATTCATCCTTGGCTAAACTATACATTATTGTAGTTCCAGGTGGACGAGGGTTATTGCTATCCACAATACTCAAACATTCCTGCACAATCAACTCGGCGAACTTTTCCGTGTCTAACATTTTTATGCCAGCACGAAAAACCATTGCTTGTTGTTCAAGTTCTTTAATTCGTTCGTTCATTTTTCAACTCCGAAATGTTTCTTTAATACATTGCCTATGATATCAACACCATAGTCATCTTCATGAACCGCAATACATTCCTTAACAATCAACACGGCGAACTTTTCCTTGCTGAAGATTAGTTCTCCATCATACTCCACAAGACTCTGTGCGGCAAATCGTTCTAACATTGGTATCTTTTTCATTCTATATCCTGATTAAAGTAGTGAGTGCGAATGGTTGAGTCATCTTCTCCACGCTGAAGTCTGCTGAGTGCATCAATTAAGGCAGGGATAGTTCGCCGATCAAAGTTGAACTTGACGGCTTCACCTAAAAAATCATAGTCGTGTATTTGCATACTCACCATGAGTCTATCATCACTTATTGTGATGTATGGTGTTCCGTCTGGCCGACAAATCTCAACTTTCATCTTTCAACTCCACCTTATCGCCGCTATTGTAGCATACTTGGCATATTTCTGTCTAATCTTTATGGTTAACCTGTTGTCAGTGGCATCTCTATCTGCCATACCCCAGTTCCAGTCCCAACCTTGTCGACCAACATGCTGTTCCATCCAAGGACGATAGTGATCGTTTGGATCCGCTGACTCTGTGGATACACATGATCCATCAGGTGCTTCATGAAGCACTACCCACCCTTTGGGCCACTTTACATTGACCACAACTCCGGGCACGAATCGCCACCAAAGTTTTTGTAAGATGTTGAGCCCCATTGGCATATAACGGCCCGAGGGAAAGAAGAATAGCCCTTTGATTTCCGAACTACTCATGAACTCCACCTCAACGCAAACCAAGTTGCCAACTTGGGATCTTTGACTGTGATAGTGGGCACATATTTTGGTCCCAAATCACGAGGATCAAACGCTTCATGTGGTTTGGGATAAACACGCTCACGCTTATAGAACCAAGCATAATCGTAGTTGTCAACGAGGCCAGTCATATTGCCCTTGCCCACATGCTTGTTTAACCATTCGGTACAACCTTCAGGCACACCTTGATTGAACTCTACTCTCACGGTCTATACTCCAGTTTAATACATTTCCAACCGTTGCGTTTTGCCCACCACATGTTGTAGATGGCTCGGATTACGCTGGGGCCAGCGTAAATCTGTAGCCAATAGTAAGGCCCATCGACTGCGCTATCCCATACATTAACTTCATATCGCCATCCCATTATTCAACTCCAAACTGTTGTTTAATCTGTCGTTCTACTTCATCAAATATAGCCACGGCCAAATCTGGATCCATAGTTTTGTGTGAGTTCTTTTCACTACACCAACCTCGGGCAATGGCACCCAGCAATTCTTCATGGTTGATACATTCCCGAACAATCAACTCGGCGAACTTTTCCAACTCATCATAGCCGATCAATACTTCATCACCACGATGGGTTGAAACCGTCTTTTTAAGTTCAACCATAAGTTCTTTAATTCGTTCGTTCATACAATACTTTCTTTGTTGATGTGTATATTATACAACCAAATAGATTTTGTGTCAAGTTAGCAAAAAGTATTACACCTATACCGGGGCAATACCAAAGTAAATTTTAGGGCAATACCAAAGTAAATTTTTAACTACCAACAGTCAATCGTTTAGTCACCTTGCTATACCGTAGCCAAAAGATTTTTGATCCATAACGGAACCTAAATCCAAGGCTACTTTTATCATTAGGTGGATAAAAGTTAAAACCATTACGGATCACTCCGCCTTCTTCTGTGATGTGTATCATTTCTTTTCCTTATACAGTTTTTCCACTGTTCTTCTTGACAAGCCAGTTTTTAATCTGGCTTCGGACATTGATGAATAAACTACACCATTGATTTCAATAGATTTGGCATTGTGCGGGAGTTTTCCATACATAGGATTTTTTGGCCCTAGTTTGGTTTCTGCCATTAGTTTTTTAGTTTCGTCTGTAAGTTTATTTCCATAAGCCGGATGATCTATTCCGAATTTTCCATACATTGGATTACCCGACCCACTCAATGCTTCGCTATTCTTTTTCTTATGGTAATCTGCTTGACCGTAATAGAATCCTTCTGGTAATGTATCGTGCTTTATTTGATACGACACTTCGCCGTCAGTAATCCATCTTTTTCCTTTGTTCCCAGCGCCGTGTTTCTTGATAGTTGCTGGAGAAAATCCATAGTAAAATCCAGATGGCATTACTTCGTCTTTGAACAAATTTTTATCTATTATTCCGTTAGTAATAGGACTTTTTCCAGTATGTAGTTGCCTTACTCTTTCTGCTAAAAGTTTTTTAGTAGAATCATAAATCTTACTACCTCTCTTACCGGACATCAATACTAACGCAAATGCCATCTTGCCTCTAGATTCACCTTCGGTCATTCTTACTAGAAGTTTATGACAGACAAAATGTTCCCTAGCAGTCAATTCAACTAGATTGTTAGAAGAATTATCACCGCCCATTGAACGAGGAACTATATGATGTGTTTCTTTGTATTGGTCTTTTGGTAGCACTCTTGCTCTAGCAGTTTCTATTATAGAAAAGTAGATACGAGTGTATCGGTTAGTGATAAATATCATTGCTGATTGCTCCTTTGTAGCATTAGAGTAGTTGGGGATTGCCGTCCCGTGAACTACACTATTATTTATCACCAACCCTTCCATTTACTTGCCTAGTGTTTCCTGGCCCACTTGTCTATTACACTGACATAACTCATTCGTTTGAAGACCATCCAATACACGAAGTGTTTCTTCTGGACTACGACCAACGTTCAAGTTGTTTACAGTTACGTGTTGAATAACGTTTTCTGGATCAACGATGAATGTTGCGCGAAGTGCGGCACCTGCTGGCGCATAGAATAC